TTGCTACAATAATTTTATTTGATGCTGTTTTTACTTCGTCGTATTCTGTTTTTCTATCTTTTGTTTTTACATTACCTGATACAAATACTGCATCTTCTATTTCATTTATAATAAAATTACCTGTTTCTATTCTACCAACTAACACTAATGTATTTCCAGTTTCTGCAATAGTTCTAATAGTATCACTAATAAAACGCATTCTATCTTCATTTGTAACCTGATATTTTAATTCATCTGCATATGACCGAAATGCTGGTAAATCAATTAGCTGCAGTACCTTTACATGACACGCAGACAATACACCTGCATCTTGTAATTCATGTGCTTTAATACCGCCTACTACAGGACCAATGCTTGCAAAGATTTGTTCATATTCAAACTTTTCTTTAGGCACCGTACCTGTTAATCCCCACCGAATTGGAGCATTACATAAGTTATGTGTAAGTAAGTTTTTTAATACATCGGCTTTTGCCATATGGACTTCGTCAACAATTACTGCGCAAACGCCGTCTAAAAATTCTGCTAATGTTATAATGTCGTGTTCTTGATTTTTACTTTTCTTATCTAGTATGTTTAAACTTTGCCATGTACAAATTGTGTGTGTTTTGTCTAAATCCTTTTTATCACCGTAATACATACCTACATCAAGATTCACGTTAACGAAGTCTTCACATGTTTGTTCTACTAAACTCTTATTTGGAACAATAACAATAGTACGACCGAATGGTTCACATACGTGAGCAAGCGTTGCTGTTGTTATCGTGTTATGAGTTACAATATAATCATCAGTAATATATAAATGATCCGGACTATCAATTAAAATACATTTAACTGGTTCAGTAGATACTAAGTTAATATCTGTAATATTAAGTTTTAAAGTATTTCCATATTGATATTTAAAGTTAGTAGCATTTTGTTTCCTAGATAATGATGTAAGCATCCACGGTTTAGGAAACTTAGTAGACACGGTATAAGAATCTTTACACGGGGTTCTTATTCCATTATACATATATGTATTATTAGTTTTTGTAAAAAGTTTTGCAATTCCACCGACACTTCTAACTAATCTTTGAAATCCGACCGCTAACTCATAACTAACCGATGTAAACTTAACACTAGATTTGTCAATTGTTCCATCACTATCAACTAATCCTCGTATAAGTTCTAATCGTTGTTCTAAACTACCTTTAAAATATATTTCAGGTATGAATTTAGAATGGCTGTATGTCTCCATTAAGTTAAGGTCTGTTAAAATTTGAATATATTTATGAAATGAACTTTTAGAATCAGTAATATATCCTTTTTCATTTCTAATTTTATTTTTCATATGTAACGATTTTTTATTTTGTAAAATTTTATCAGTTTTAAATGAAATTCCATAATCATACCGTGTTACATGCGTAACTTTATAGTTTTCGTCTAACTTTGATGAAACTTTGTTAATTAGTTCATCATCAGCTGAACTAAATCCAACATGGTTATTTCTAAAACTACCGTCACCTAATAAAAACCCTAACAGCCATGGATCTAATGGTAAATTAATATCAGTATTATCATATTCCATAGTAGCCAATGGGATTCCAACTGATCTCTTAGTAGATTTTTTTAGTTTAATTAACTCACGTGTTGAAATATTCCGTATTGAACCTGTTGACGATCTGCCCCACCCAATATTATATATTGGCCATATGTGGTCTTCACATGATCTTGCAGATCGTCCATCATAGAATGATAGTTCATACACATCCTTAATTCCTGGTTCATAAATTTCTAATATTGGCACTGATTTTCCGGTTGGAGTTATTACATAATCCCCAACTTGCATTTCGCCCATTGTCTTCCACCCATCCGGTGTTAAAACTTTACTAGAGTAAGGTTGGCATTTACCGGCACCTGTGGCAATTTCTTGTAATGCTTGAGTTTGTGTTAAAAATTTATTAATAGCTTCAACTTGATAGTCACGTAACATAATAGGCTGTCCGGCTTGAGAATGCCCTTCAGGCCATACTTTGCCTTGATCTGCCCAATATGATTCTGTAACTGGTGTAAAGTTTAATTTATAATGCTTTCTTAAATCTTCTATTTCGTCTATTTCAATACCGCTTTTATTAAGTACAGATAATATTGCTTCTAAATTATTTAAATATCCAGTCCCGCCTAATCCAAATAGGCTAACAGTGCCGTCCCATCTACCTAACTTAAAAGAAGGTTGATATCTAGCATACGGCACTTCGAACTTAAATGTGTTTGCTAATTTCTTACGCACATCTAATGGCAAATTTTCAAACTTAATATTAACTTCGTCTTTTATGACTAATTTAACTCCCATATGGATTCCTCGTTTCGATTAATGGTTCTGATGGCGTATATGTTATAATCAAATCACTACATTTTGCATATACTGCCGTTTTACTGTGACGTAGTGTGTTGTTAATACATAATACTGTCATTGGTTTCCACTCTGTTTTAAGAAAGAACTTTGGTAATTTTCCTCCGAGTACTCCTGCAACGATTGTTGAATCATCGAGCATAGTATTATACTGTCTTTTTGCAATTGCGTCATTAAATATTTTACCATCAGGTGTATTATCTAATCTAAAGTAAATACCGATCTTATCTGTGATAGTATTATTAGTTAACGCGGTTGATAACTCATTAAACTGTACTATTGTGTTTAACGTTGTAGTTTGATCAAACACTACTAGTAGAGGTAATCGATTTAATTCAATTAACGATTTAATAACAGTTGTTAAAGAATGAATATTGCTGTTTACCCATAATTTAGTAGATGGTCGATTAGCAATAGTTTCAGTCAACGTATTACAATTACATGGAACATTATCAGTATATTGATAACGATGTTTGCGATCTTTAATTAACAGATTAGTAGGTGTGTTACCTATATCAGTCGTAACTATAGATTTAAGAACACTGTTCGAATTGTTAGTAAGTAAAAATTGATCTAAGATTTCTAATTTATTCCACGAAACGATTGTATTATATATTTCTTGGAGTTCTGGTTCAACTTCAAAATTATATTGTTCTAAGTTTTTTATTACAGTATATAAGTTACGTTCGGTATAATCAGCAATATAAAAAGACCCCGATTTTACTTGAATAATAGTCGATGATAATGGTTTTAAATGATTACGAATCGTACTCGAAAATGTAAATTCAATTGCAATCACACCAGTGTAATTATTTCGAAATCCGTTGTATTCTGGAATCATATTAGACCCAGCAGGAATATGATAAATTTTCTTAATATCCGGAAGTATGCGAAATGAATTTTTCCATTGCGGGGTATCTAAATATTCTTTATAATCAGGTGTTGCTTCTAAAAGAAATTGCGAGTATGACGGTGTGTTTAAAATAGTAATTAATAAATTACTTTGTTTTTCAGTAATATATGTATCGGACATCATTGCACTGTGTAAACTTTGCAATGTTTTGTTATCTCTTGGCGAGAATGGCGGTTTTAATGACATACTTTGTAAGAATACAAAGTGAAGAAGGCTGTCTATTGTTTTCATGTGTTATACACCTATAGTAGTGACGGGCACTAAGCCCGTCATATTATTTAAAGAGTTGCGTCTTCCATGCCTGCACATCTTAGTCGTATAATATTGCTTAATGCATACGATTTCTGATCTAAGGCTTTTGTAATACCCAACCATTGATTTCTCAGTAGTGCAAATTCGTTAATAACAAGTTCATATTCGATTACATCGTCTTCACCTTCTACATACTTTTCACAATCGCGACTACTTAATGCCCTTGCGTATGTTTCTAAATATTTTCTAAAGTGATAACTCTTTAATCTTTTAAGTTCTATATTAAGGAACTCAAGGATAGCTTCGACTTCTTGAAGCTGTCCATATCTATGTTCTACAATGCCTGGCATTGCTGCAGATGCTTTTTCTACATTTCCTATTATTTTACACTCTTGTTTGGCACTTGTCAACTCTGTTTGAAAATATACAATGCCGTCAGGTAGTTTTGTAATGTCTTTTACGATTGTAGAATACCAACTCATTAAAACTCCAATTCTGAATAATCGTCATCATCTTCGTCGCTATTATCTTCTAAGTAGTATGTAATAGCTTGATCTAATACAGGATCAATACCAATAGCACCTTGAAAGGTACGATCAGTAGCACCAAAGTCTGCTAACAATTCAATAAATCTCTCAGCAGCAATTTCTGCTTGTTTCTTATCAATATAATCTGCAAACAACAACCATACATCAGCAATTTGTGTTTCATTCAACATTATTATCGTCCTCCATGACGTAATCATCTTCAATGATATCTTCAATGTCATCAAATACCACTGGTACATCAGTAAACTCGTTCATTGCTCTTAACAACGAATCATTAGTATTACTTTCCCATTCCTTACGGTACAATTTAATTTCAGTACCATCAGTTGCCACATATTTAAGTCTATTTCCATCTTTTTTCAAGATATTCTTTTTCTCAAATAAATCAACTAAACCACTAAATGGGTTCATACCTGTAGTATATGGAATTTTAATTTGTAATGACTCAAATGGTTTAGCATAACGTGTTTTCATAATTTTACATGAGGCACGAATACCGTTAACTTCGCTAACTTTATTACCATCTTCGTCTTCTTTCAATTTAAGTTTTTTCATTGCTACTACAATACTAGATGCATAGATAAAACCTTGACCGCCTGAAATCTTATCGTCTGGATCAAACATATCTTGTGATGCATAACTATGGTTAGTACATACTAAACCTACATTGTGACTACCGAACATATTAACACAGTTACGAACGAGTGCTGTAAGTGCTTTAGGTTTACGACCCATATCACCTTTTAAATCACCTGCTTCGAATTGATTAATATCAGTCGGAGTTAATAACATACCTAATGAATCTACTACAAACAAGACTTTCGGTTTGTCTTCCATAGCTTTGTATTCTTTCATAAACTCACTTATAGTTTTAGCTACGTCATCAATCATAGCCATGTTAAGTTTAAGAAGTTTTTCTTCACTTGTATCTACACCTAGTGCGTGTAGCCAAGCTTCGTCTAGTGCGTTTTCAGAATCAATCAATACTACATAAATTTCTTGTTCTTGAGCGTGTTTAATGATATTACCTGAGCAGATGTAACTTTTACCTGCACCTGATTCGCCTGCAAACACAGTTACTTTGCCTAATGGAATACCTTTGTTGAAATCTGAACTAATAAGATAGTTCAATGCGAAATTGCCAGTACTTACCCAATCTGTAGGATCATTAAAGCCTACACCTAAGCCGTCAATGCTTTTTGTTAGAGTTTTTCGAAATTTTGTTAAATCAAAGGGACGAGTAGCCATTAGTTATCTCCGTGTGTAGTTTTCTATTTTCTTTTTTGTTATGTTTGCCAAACCGATCTTTACGTTCTTCTGCTGTCATTTTAGATATTTGTTCTTTCTTTATATTACTCATTTTTTTACATATTTCTGCATTATGAGTATACTCTAATTTTGCTTGAGATTCTCTCATTTTTCGTTTAGTTTCATCAGTATGCTTCATACCAATATGTCCATTAGATTTACCTTTTTTTGCTAAAGAAATTGCCAATTTTCTCTCTTCAGACATAGGACCTCTAAGTTTTCCACTCAATGATGCTTTTATTTTTTGACGCTGTTCGTTAGTAAATCCTCGGCGTTTAGCAGATGCACTCATTTTCTTAATAGTTTCCACTGAATGACGCTTATTGAGCATTCCGGTGATACCTTGTTTAATATTCTCTCTCATTTTTTTTCGAGTTAATGGTCCTGGATTTATTAATCCATCGCCTCCATCTGTTAAATTGTGTAATATACCGGTACCTATATCTTTTCTACCATAAAAAGATATTAAATCTATTTCTAATGAAATTGCTGCTGACTCAAATAAATTTTCTTTTATGAATTTAATTTTTGATTTATCTTTTGGAACGCTGATTCTACCATGCGTCTCAAAAGCTCGATTTTTTTTACCTTTACCGATATAATACGGTGTATTATCAGATTTTCTTAAATAACTGTAAACATAAAAAATAGGGGTATGATTATTATCAAAGGGTTTTGTTGCCATGAATATACTCCAAACAATGTAACGTAGCAAGACCCCTTGCTACGTTAATCTTACACCTATTAACCGCGGTTACGAATTCTTGCTAAAATATCATTAGCACGAGAATCGCTTGATGCCGCAGGCGCTGTGTCAACAGCAGTTGGTGGAGTATATGCATTAACAGTTTCAGCTGGCTCATCCCAAGGTAATTCTTCTTCGACTTTGTGTACTACAGGAGCTACGGGTGCAACAACTGGTGCTACTGTAGCAGTATGCGTAGGAGCTGCATTTTCGTCAAACTGTACACCATATGGTCTAAAGTATTTGCCCCAACGTTCGATGTCATATGCTTCACCATTTACTGATGCTTCAAACATTTCCATCATAACTTTAAGTTCAACGTCGTTTGGTTTTTTAGGTAAGTAGTCTGATAAGTTTGGTAATCCAAATTTATCAATTGCTGCATTTTCAGCATCGCTTAATGGACGTGTGTTACGTTTCCAAGTTGATGTTGAATAATCAGCAAAGCCGCCTTTGCTACCGACACGTAATGTAAAGTCGAAACCATTTACATAGTCTGTAGGTAATTCTGTATATTCTTCGTCAGTTAATGCTGCGTGAATTAATTTGTTAATTTGTGGTCCGATAATAAATCTACGGATTGAATTTTCAGGTGGTTCTTTTTCGTCTAAACCGTCTTTAGATACAAAGCCATGATAAATGAAGCTACGTTTTTTCCAGTATTTACGACCCATGTCTTCTAATGAAGGATCTTTAAACCAGGGACGCACTTCTGAAAGAATCGGACATACTGAACCGTCGTTATACATTTCAACGCATGGTACATTTACTGTTACTGCTTTATTATCTGTTTGACCTTTAATACCTGCAAAAGGTAATTTGATTACGTTGCGTTCAACCCAGAAAAAAGTGTTATCTGGATTACCGTCTGGTAGGAATCTAAAAGTTGCTTCGCCGCCTGATTTAATAGTCCAGAAAGGATAAATTGATTTATCGCCGCCTGTGTTACTATCTGTTGTACGTGTTTCTGCCGCTTTTAATTTTGCTCTGATTTCTGCTAGTGTTGCCATTTTATTATCCTATGTGTTTTGAATTTAACACACAGATTTTACTCTGTGTGTTATATAGCCTATGTGTTTTATTACTAATATTTTTTGTGTTTTATACTTTAATATATAATGCCTTACTGTTAAAGTATGTGCGTATTATATACTCTATTATTTATATGAGCAAGAGAAATCTTTCACTTTTTCATATTCTTTTTACCATTTTGCTAATTGTACTATTCTAGCTAAACTATCTTCATTTTTAAACGAAACTGATTCAGCAGTTTGTTGTTGTGTCGCTGTTCCTGGAAACACTGTTACACCTTCTGGTTTTTCCGGAGGTGGTGTTTGAATTGATTGGCCAGCTTCTTGTTGTTGAAGAGACCGTTGCAGCTGTCCAAGTGCAGAGCTATTATACGCTGATTGTTGGGCAGGTGCTGCCGGAGCTGGTGCTTGTTGGCTTTGGAATGCAGGAGTAATTGCCGCTGCGCCTGCCGGAGCTGGAGCCGGTGTTTGGGCTGGATTCATATTCTTAATTGCTGCATCATATGCTGCTTTTTGAGCAGGATCCGTCGGAACTGCAGGAGCAGGTTTACTAGGATCCATATTGTTAGTAGCTTGTACACCGGCATCACGTTTATCTGACTTTGCTTGCCAATCCATTGCTTGTTGTGTTTTAGGCCCCATAATGCCGTCAGCTTTAAGTGGATAACCTTTAGCAATTAAATCTTGTTGGATTTTTACTACTGCAGGATCTGGCTTAGCTGCAGGAGCTTGTTGCTTTTGTGCTGTTGTAGCTGCTGGTTTAGCTGCAGGAGCTTGTTGTTTTTGTTGTGCAACAGGTTTACCGCTTGTTCCTTGTTGCTGCGGTGCATTAACATCGATACCTGCCATTTTTGCAGGATCTGTGTTATTCCAACCTTGTGCTACGCCTTGTCCAAAATTTTGAGCACCTTGAACAACAGTATTAGCTGCATTACTTGCTGCATTTTTCACAGCATCAACTGCGCCGCCTGCATGGTTATATGCATACTGCCCGGCATCAGCAATTGCGCGTGGAACAGCAGTAGCATATCCTGCTGCGCTGCCGAGTGCATTGCCCATTGATTGCATTATCCCGCCTTGCGGTTGCTGTGTTGCTTGTGCAGCTTCGTACATTGCTAACTTTTCATTTAGTTGATTAACTCTAAATAAAAGTGCGTTTTCTGTAATTTTTTTCATTGTTATCCTCTTGCTAGTTGAATGATTCTAGCTAAACTGTCGCCTTGACTAAATGTTACATGTTCTGCAATCGGATCTGCATGATCAAAATCTCCTTGCGTATTATCGAATGGTTCAGACGGAGCAATTGACTGATCCATGTCTGCTTTTAATTCATCATAACCTGTAATTCTATCTTGGGTATTAGCTGATTGATTTTCCCAATCAATTGCTTGTTGTGTTTTAGGTCCTAAGATACCATCGGCTTTAATAGGATAGCCTTTAGCTTGTAGTTCATATTGTAACTTTTGTACAGCTGGATCAAACTTAGCTTTAGGCGTTTTTGGTTGTCCTGCAGGATGTGGTTTATCAGCATGTGGTGCAGTACTATAAGGATGTACCGCATCTAAATCTGATGGTCCACTTAAATCATCTACCGGTGGATGATCTTGTGCATAGCTAGTATCAGATGGATTAAACTGATGTGCTTGCGGAGTCGGAGCAGCATATTCATGCGGTGCATTAAGCATACTGTTTGCAATATCGGGTGCATCACCTGCGCCAACTGATGCACTTTTTGCTGAAGGCATGTCGGCTACACCACCGCCGAATCTATCAATACCCCAATCATTTGCGTCTTGTGTAAACGTTTTATTTACGTGGTTTGAGATATCATTATATGCACCTTTTCCGACTGCGCCAATCCCGCGGGCAATTTCTTTTGCAACTTTTGGACCTTGATTAATAAGTGGATCACCTATACTATGTCCAATTCCAGATGCTAAGTCGCCAACTGCATTATTGACATTATCTTTACCTGTATTCATGTAGTCGCTAAAGTTTTGCATTGGATGTTCTGTTGCACCGATTACATTAGGAGCATCTCCGAATGCACCTTCAATCAATGCCATTGTTTCTCTTAGAGATTTAACGGAATCTAGAAGTACGGTTTCTGAAATTCTTTTCATAATTATTCCTCATTGTTTTATGCATTTTATGTTTATCGATACTATCAAATTTGCGCTTGCCAAAACCTTCCATATCGATATCATCAGTGTTTAAGTTTTGATGTTTTACGCCTGCTAATCTTAACACATCGTTTTGTTCACGAGCATCTTCGCTTGGATCTAACTGATCAACTTTTTGCAATACTTCTCTAACATCTTCTTCTGATGCATTACTGTATTCACCATCTTTAAAACCTTTAATTATTTTAGTTTTAACTCTAGTGCCTCCGATTGTAAAGTTGCGTTCTTCTTTATTCCAAAATCCAGCAATTGAATTTAAGATTTGGTCTTTACCTGAAATGTTTTCGTCTGCCGGTTCGCCGCCGTCGTGTTTATCTTCCATGTCACATTCACCAAATCCTGCCTCGCACGGAGTTAATCCGCTTTCTCTAATAGCATCACGAATAGTCATACCTTCTGCAAACATAGTTTCTAATGTTGCACCGGCTGCTTTAGCTTTAATAAACTTAGCTTTGATTTTAGCTTTCTTATGATTAATACCTTCTTGCATCGGCGGAGCTGGAGGGGGTACTTCACCTACTGGCGGAGCTGGAGGAGCGCCTGCTTCTGCACCTGGTTCGCCTTCTGGAGCTGGAGGAGCGCCTGCTTCTGCACCTGGTTCGCCTTCTGGAGGTAATTCTCCTTCCGGAGGCATTCCGCCTAAGTCTGGAGGCATTCCGCCACCTAGACCACCTAAGCCGCCACCCATATCAGGTGCGCCTTCTGGTGCTGGAGGAGCTGCTGGAGGAGCTGGAGGAGCAGATCCGTCTGCTGCTGGTGCCATGTCTTGTCCGCCGATGTTACCGTCACCAAATTGTAATTGAACTGCAACACCTGGATCGGTATATGTTACATATTGTTGTATTAACGGACGAACATCTAAGTCTGGGTCGATGTCTTTAAGTGAATCTAAAAAATCAGGATCGTCAATTAAACCAGCTAAACTTTGAATAGCATTAATGCCATCCGGTCCGCCACGTAATTCTTTTTCTAAAATTTTATTTAATTTGTCAATAGCAACTTTTTGTGAATCCTTGTTCGGACTAAAGAGTTCGTCTTTATCTTCAAGCATGATACGATTAATAAATGATTCAAATGCAAGTTCTGGATCGAAACTTTCTTTTTTATGGCTTGTATAGCCTTTGTTTTTCATTGAATGTGCTAATGCCCAAGGATTATCGATCTCCTTGTGTTTTTTCATTGCTTTAACAGTTCCTTCCCAGCCTTTAGGTGCTTTTTCATCTAAGAAGTAATCTGACGATAATTCGCAAACTGGTAATTCGCTTTCGTCTACTATGTTGTATAAGAATGGGAATACAGTTTTCATTTCTTCATTAAAAGTACGTACTGTTAACCGATCAATCCAGTCATTCATAACAGTTTCTGGAATTGCTTTTTCTTCTTTTTCAATAAACGATTCTGCAAATTGTTGATAATATGAAGGACGTTGTAAGTTGTGTATTTCTTTTTTAACTTCTTCAATGCGCTCAATTACACGATCTGTAACATTGCCCATTGCTTCTGATAATTGAGATTGACGTCCGACATATCCTTTAAACTTACGTAAACTTGCTAGTTCTTCACTAAGTTTAGTAATGTGTTTGCCAATTGCATCGTATGGGTTTCCACCATGTTTAACATGTTCTGCTAGTGCTCGAGCACCTGGTAAATGTTTATAGGGGTATTTAAATCTTTCACCGTCTGCATTTTCAACGTAAATGCATTCGATGTGCATAGTACGTCCTGCAGCTAGTTCAGGGTTAATAGGCTGGTTATGTTTAACTATTAACCGAGTTTCGCCTAAATTTTGGTAACTTATTCTAGAAGTCCCAAACATTTTACTTTCCATCATTGGTAATTCCTTGGGTTTTGCTTGAAACTGATAGTCTCGCTTGTCTAAGTTGCTTTTACCGATATTTTGTACATCAAAATTTAATAAGCGAGATTTAGCAAATTGTCTAAATGATCTTATAAATTTAAATGCATTGTGATGTGTAGCCCCGGAGTCATCGTCAACTAAGTCTCCACTAACTTGTACTACAATACCATCATCTAAGTCTAGTGTAATAGCAATAGTTCCAAGTGGTTCTCCATTTTCTGTGTATTGAAACTCAAAAAATCTAGCACGAGGAATATCGACTTTCTTACTTAAGACTTCTGCATTTTCGTCTCCCATTTTAATATCTGAAAAACGTGTTTGTATTTTACCATAAAGGTCTTTAGCGATTTTGTTTAAATTATTGTCCATGTTTATATTTATCACATATTAGAGGAAACAAATATTGGTAGAGGTGCTTCCCAGTCCTCAATTCTTTCTTCAATTCGCATTCTTTCAAATACCATAGGATCCCATTCTGCTAGTATATCAATCATTCTTACTACTAGTAATAGTGCTGCTACTAAGTCATCATGTTGCCCCGGTTTACCTTTAAAACTAATACCATGCGCAATAAAAGATTTCAATTCAGTAATTAATGGTTTACTGTTGATAGTCATTTTATCTTCTTCTACAAAATATTTTAATTTTGAACACGCTGCTATTTTATTATTAAAGGTAGTATTAAATCCTTTGCGGAATTTACGAACATGCCCTTTTCTGCCAGGTTCACTCACAAACAACCCTGGAAATGATTCTTCTCCTAAATTTTCAACTACTACTAACGCGCTTTCGCCTACGGTATTGTTTTCTATTGACCAATATATAGAATTATATTGATCATATCCTAATTCATCTTGAATGTATAATAGAATTTCTCTAAGTAACTTTACTTGTCCTTGAATAGGTGTAATGTTATGATGCCATTCTGCTACTTGATTCATCGATGGTAATTCAAAAACTGTTATTGCTGAAAAGTCACCACCAGTTCCTAAACTAGGATCTAATGCAATCAAGTATAAATTACCAGCTGTTGGAGCCTTATACCAACGTACTTGACCCATTTTCATTATAGGTTCTTTACCGTATAATTCTACTAACTTTAAACTGCTAATAAGAGTTTCGTCGTATACTAAAAATTCGCAATTTTTGATTAGAACGTTATTTGCATAATACCTGTGATTCTGTTCAACATTAAACAGATCGTATACTGGTTCTTCATCTAACAGCCACTTAACAGACACGACATTATCAAGTTTGCCATTAACTAAAATTTTTTGTTTAGGCAATAATAATCTACCTTCTATCGGTTTAAACCCATTAAGAAAATATTTATGATCAGGAGTGCTTTTAAGTGAATGACGTTGTGTAGTTACATGAAGTATCTTTTTAACACCTTTAACTAAGATTCCGTCAAACTTGCTCCAGCCGGTGTCAGTTAGCACCGTTAATCCTAACTTATTTTTTATTAATTCTTCCGCGTGTAAATCCATCAAGTTCTGTTCCTTCTTTAAATTGTTTGTTAATTACTCCATTATTATACCAACACATGCCTCTCTTTGATATTTGTAATCTAGGAAGTCTTCCCTTAACAAATCCGTCAGGGCATATATCTTTATAGGTCTCAATAACTCCATTATTAAACCATTGTTTGTCTTTTGCTGATCCAGGTTTTCCTTTTTTGGAGTCACTTATTTTTTTTGCTCTTATAGGACATTTGTTAAACTCATAATAACCTGGTTGGCTTCTAACTAACAGTTGAGTTTCTCTTTCAGATTCAGACCATTTAGTACCTAATGTACGTCCACCAATTCCTGGACGAGCGATACCTTTATTATATGGAATAGTTCCTTTTCTCTGAATACTCATTAATTGTTTGGTTTCTTCAGTATGTTTAAATCCAGTACACCCATCTCCGCCTAGTGTTTTATTTGTTAACGGGCCGGCATGATCAATTAATCGGCCGTACTGGTTAATCAGATCAATTTCAAGAGCCTTTGCTGCAGCATCTGTTAACTCAGTTTGATACATTTCTATAACCGGAGTTAGATTTTGCGCGACTAATCTAGAAATTACCGCAACTTTTAAATGATTACACGTAGTTTCTGCAGTTTCTGATAAATGATCTTTATATCGCCTACCGTGGCCCTTCCCAATATAAAACGGTTGATTTGCTAAAATACTCATATAACTTACTGTGATGTTAATTGGGGTTTTATAAATATATACATAATACATGCTAGTATTTATCATTTCGTCATATACTATGAACTTAATAATCGCATAATATCGCCCATTGTTAGTTTTTCAATTTTTCCAGATGGCCATTTAACAGTTACAACTGAATCATGCACAATACAACCGTATTCACGTCTAAACTTTTCTTCACCTATACGACCGAGCTCTTCTTGTTTCCATTCTTCATCTCGATCTGGATGATCCCACCAGTCAGACCGGAACCCAGAAAATCCATTAATTCCGATCTTGTTTGGTTTTTCATTCCCAAACTCATCAAAAAACTGTTGGCTTTCCTTCCATATAGTAGCAAATTGATCTTCGTCACTGTTTGGTGTAGAAGTAATAATACAACGTCCACCAGTTGCTAGTGTAGGTGATATAGAAGTCCAAAACTCTTCAGCAATGTTAGGTTGTAGGAAAGCAAACTCATCGCAATATAATAACGAAATACTCATACCCCGTCCTGTTGTGCCAGTAGTAGTTTGACTTACAATACGTGATCCATTATCAAATTCCATAGACCCTTTATTGTAACTTACTACACCTGCACGTAAGAAGTCTGGACATAGTTCGTATCCATAACGTATACGTTGCATAATCTCTTGAGCACCTGTGTACTTGTGCGCTGCGATTAAAATAGTTTGATCCGGGTGAAACATTGCATACCATAATAAGTATGCAGATGCACATGTTGTTTTACCACTTTGACGCGGTAACATATTAATATTAAAACGATGAGCATGATAACAATTTAATAAGTTAACTTGATAATCAAATGGTTGAAATAATAATTTACCTTTTACTGAATGTTGGATATGAAAGAAGTTTCTTGAAAAATGTAAAAATCCGTCAGCCGGATCCGAACACATTAATATATCATTAATCTGTTGTTCGTCAAATTTTTCAGTCTTGTGTGCTTTTTTTGTAAGGACACCGTCTAGCGATTTACCCATATATAATCCTTTTTTTTGTATTATGTATTTACAAAAAAAAGCGGACATAATGTCCGCTTTGTGATTAGTATTTGTATGTCTTATTTACGAGATTTAACATCTTCATATAACGATGCAAGATGATTAACAAGAGACTCGTGGCGAATGTTCCACGGGTTGCCGCCACCTGCTTGTTTAGGAGCTTCTCCGCCTTTACTAAACATATCATTGCCTGTTGGTGTAACCGCATCGATATCGAATACTTTAGAGCCTTTGTCGCCTTGTTTAGAATTACCAAAGCTATCACCGATAACAATTTCTGCTTCATCATTGCCTAATAATTTTTCATCGTCGTGAGGTGAGTGTGTAGGTTCATTGTCTGCATCACCGCCGATGCCTTTTAAAACATCAATTAACTCACGAATACCGTCTGCACCTTTACTGTTAATAGTAAGATTCATGTTTAATGATTCATCGTGAGCAGGACCACTTTGTATAACAGCCGCCGGCATATCACCGCCGCATTCTTCAATTGATGTATCTACACCTTCATCAATCTGATACATCTTTTGCATTAATTCTTTAAAATCCATTATTTCATTCCTTTAGCAGTTGGCAGTGTAACTTGTTTAGATCCAATTGCACTTGTTGTTCCAACTGATTTATCATATTTAGAACTAACTACTGCTGATTTTTCAACAGGTGCGTTTTTTGCTAATAATTGGTCGTTAACGCCTTTGTATTGTTCGCCTTGATGTTTAACTTTATTAAGTTCTTTTAACAGCGACATAGTACTTGATTGCCCTACTAGGTGTTGATTATTTTCTTTTTCATAATCTTTACCTAACAATGCTTCGCCTGTTTTTTCATCAAATTTGTGATTAAGTTCTTGTTCTTCTTGTTCTTTAAGATTGCGAACTTTAACACAACATTCGCTTAATCCTAATGACTCTGCTGCAAGTTGTCTTACTTGAAAACTAGTTGCAGGGTAACTTAACGTAATATCATATGTTGTAACACTGATATTTTTATGTTCAGGAAAATCAACTTGTGTTTCCTGAATAGGTGTACGTGTACTTCTTTGGAATAATTCCACTACGAACTTATCTAACGACCCTTTAAATTTATCAAGTTGTTCATCTGCAGGTTCTCCGGCAATTTTAACTTTAAATTCATAAGATTGTTTTGATTCGAGTAAATGTTGTTTAAATGATTTCATAATATATCCTTGATAGTATATTTATTTCATATTCTTTAATTTTTCGATCAAACTGTTACGATCGGTTACGATAAACCCATCACCTTGAATATTAACACTGTTATCTTCCGGATGTGCATCGCTATCTAATTTTTGTTTTTTAATTTGTAATTCGATCATTTTAAGCTTTTTATCTATTTTAGCAGATTTAGCATCGATTGCATTTTTTAACATACTTGCTGCAACTTCAAATACGCGTCCGCTGTATCTAGCTTCAACGTTCATACCTAAATCCATTAAGTCGTCGTATGCAGCAGTTGCGCGTTGTGCTAATGCATCAAATTCAGAATCGCTAATGTCTCCCAACCCTTTTACTTGAGGCAATGCTGCTGAGATTTTATCAAACTCGGCAATATCTCTAAATAATGGTGCAGGAACAGTAGGAGTGGGAATTTGTGTTTCGGTTTCTTTTATAATAGTTTTACTTTCTGGTAAATTTAATAATTCTTCCAATTTACGTGTCATGGAATATCCTCATATAGTAATACTATTTACGTTGTTTGCCGCCGTTGTGAAAAATATCGTCTTCATTAATAACTCTAAAAACTAATCCGTTTTGTTTACAATAAGCAGTTGCTGCTGCCCATTTAGCTTGGTTCTTAATGAATTGTGCTTGATTATATTTGTTCTTACCAACACGTTCTAATATGTGTTGACTTGCAGGTTTTATTTCAATTACTTCGTTATGAATTTTATTATTCTTATCTACGTATTGTATAAAGAAATCAGGTAGGTAAATTGTATTACGATTGGTTAATGGGTCTCTATAAGGAATAGTTATAGCCTCACTTGCCCATTTCTGAATTCCGGGATTAGTGTCGCACATATTCATAAAGTTCCATTCCCAAGAACTCCTGTAATAAGGAATTTTAGTTCCTACATACTTTCCAGGATTCTTAAATACAAATTTTCCTTTTGCAAATTTACGACTGCTCATACTAGTATATTTCGTTTCTCATATGCGTTATCTGCAACTTTAGTACGATAACCGATTAAACTTGTTTTTTCTCTATATGCATTTAAAATTTGAGCAACAACTGATGATAATTGCATAGTAGGTACGGCTTTAAGTGTTTCTAATAATTGAAATACTGGTATATTATCAAACCTAGCCTGATTCAATAAAACAATAGCAACTGTTCTTGCACTTGATAAATCAAAACCACGACGTTGAAAAAACCCAATAGTTGCATCAACATCATTAGACGGAAAGGTAACTTGATTAACATAAAATTTGTCGAAGAACTGTTTAATTTCAGCTGCACTAGATTCTTTTTGTGGTAAATTAGACGTTAACATATATATCCTTAATAAGTTGCCGTATGATCAGCAGTATTTGGTTGTGTTGTAGTATTTGAAGATGTATTTGGTATATTTGCTTGAGATGCAGTAGTATCACTACTAGTACGCCCAACTGGCAATGCCACGTCTTGAAGACCGCCGGGTTTTGGTGCAGTTGAAAGTATTGTATTATATATTAATGTATTATCTTGAGTTGTACTTGGATTAACAGTTATATTATCAGAAAATGATGCAGGATCTAACTTTGGAGCTGATGCATCGGTTGAACCAAACGGAACCGTTGCAAACGATTTTGAATTACCAACTAAATCATTTGGCCCGCGTGTCGGATCTGAATTATATATTGGAGACTGAGTAGTATCATATAACGGAGAAAGAAATCCAAAATTAGACATTTCTACATCACCCTCTGTATGATTAACAAATCCGGTATTAAACCAAACTGCTTCGTACGCTAGTTTCATATCAAAATGATGAGCACCTTGTTCATAGTATCCTAATTTATTACCAGTCCAACTAGTAATAATTGGATTGATTAATTTATAACTTACAAATTCTTTTCTTGACATTTGAAAAATCGTAATGCCTTTAAAAAATGGTTTTTTACGTCCATTATAACCATAAGGTGCTGTAATGTGATCTGCAGATAACATTGCATTTTTTCTATATGAACTAGTTTTAGCCGATACGGTCGGATCAGCATAATAATATTTGTAATATAATTGCCATACTTGATTAATAAGACCCATGTTATCGTCATGAAACGAAATATCTACATCATTGTACTTATGTTGGTATTGGACTACTTTTTTTCTGTTGTATTGATTTAGTACTTCGTGTTGAACCGAATACGACGGTAACGTTACATCCTTAACTAACAGGTTAATTTCATCTTTAAGTGTTTCTACTATACTAGGATTAACTTTATCTAAAGGAAGTGAAGATTTACCTTTAGGATTAGCTACGTTCCAATCGATATCAAAAGATACATGAAATAAGAATTTAGTTTTTGGTAACAATCTAAATTGATCGTCAGCAAAAATTCGTGCGGCATGTTGCCGACATCTAAGTAGGGTAATCGGATCTGATAGTAATTCTGTATTAGGTGTAAATGACATACATATATTTATCTTTTTAATAAAGTGTATGGTTTAATAGTCAAAAAAAAGCCCGTATAAAACGGGCTTTTTAATAATGCTAAATTTAGCCTTCGCCAGCTGACACAACAGTTGCGTTTTGACCAGCCACCCTAGCACCGGCAGGATCATCAAATGGTATAATACCACCACCAAGTGTCTGAACGCAGTTATCAGCTTGAATTGATAAATCAACTGTCATGCCTGTACCTGCATCTGAATATTGTAATTGTCCGTATGTAGACGAAATTACATAACAACCAACACATTCCCATGATTCCAAAATGTTAACAGAACTATCTTCATCAGTAAAGTTGCCAGCGTTGCCGCCGTCTAACATATCAATTCTCATTGAGAATTTATAGTCACCTGCAGCTGCAGCTGAACTTTGTTCAAAGAAATCAAATTGTTTTTGATTTTGCTCACCGATCAATTTGTTTACTACACCAGTAGCATCATCACGTATTTTAATAGAGATTGGATCCCAATTAGGTTTACCTGCATAATGAATTGTACTGTTATATACTTCAATTTTTTGATCAGTAAATTTTACAGTGGGACGATTTGCTTCAACAATCTGTTTAGTTAATTGTGTAGTATCTGACCCTTCTCCGCCAAGACCAAAATCTGTAAAAATCACTCTAAAGCGATATTTTAATTTTGGCATTAACATACCTTCATTACCACCTCCAAGAGGTGGTACTGAGAAATTGTTTAAACTTGCAACTCCGGTTGTAGCCATTTATATTCTCCTTATCCTAAGCCTTTAATTTCACCAGTGTTTTTCAAACGCAGTGGGATATAAATAAATTCTACTGCCTTCATTGGCTCAATTGCAATATCGACCCATAGTTCGCTACGATCGATTCTATCTGCAGTGTTATTTTGACTATCACATTGAACGAGGTAATCGTTTATAGCACGTTTTGCAACTAAATCAACAAAAATTGATTCAATGGCGTGTTTAACTTGATTACGTGTAGCAGTATCATTTGGTTCAAATAAGTACGGTCTAGTTGCTTTATCAAGTTGTCTACGCAAATAAACTACCAAACGTGCAACGTTAATACGATCTAATGACGATGCTACTGGAGAACGTGTATATTGTCCAAAGTTAACAATGCCTTGTCCGTCAAGATAAGTAATTGGATTAACTTTAATTTCTGCTAATGTATCACGTAACCCGCTATTTAACGATACAGTTTGATATTTACCAGTGCTTGTAACATATCCAGTTGAGTCAATATTAGTAATACTTCCTCTGTTTGTACCAGCAGGTGCAAACCATGGATAAGTTTTTTGATCGTTTAATGCAATAGTACGCAACATCATATGTGTTGGAGGAAGTACTACATTAAGTCCTTTATTGTCACTTGCCATACCCCATGGGTAGAAAAATGCAACATATGGATCTGCAGTTACTAATCCGTCATCGTTGTCTTCTGTTGCTAAATTAGCATTATGACCCCAGTTGTTAATATCAGTTGCGTTTGTAGCTAAACGTGCTGGAGTATCAGCAAGTACAAATGCAGTAATACCACGATCGTAGTTTAAAATTCTTAATTCACCTACTAACTCTGGATAACCAGGAGCTGCAAGTAAATTGAATACACGTTGTTCTGTTTCACGAACTTGTTGATTAGTGTTAACTAATGCTTGTAATGATTGAATAACAACTTTACGTTGTGCTTTACGACCGAATGCACCAACACCATTTCCGTGGTTAGCAGACTCAGTTACCCAACGAGATGTTACATAGCCGTTTGATGTATTCATTAATTCATCATTATGTCTCACGTTACGAGCTAACGGATTAACATAATTTTTATGATATTTTTTAACATTAAATCCACTTCTACGTAAATTCCATAACAACATACCTTTTGGATATAATGCAGGATTTGGTGCATCAAAATCAACAAAGTTTGCTGCTTCGTTTAATGTTGCTGCTTCTTCAGAAGTTACATCAGAACTAGAAACAAATCCACCTAGCATATCAGTAAGTGAACCGATTGTGTCACCACCGTTAGTACTCCATCTTGCATCAGCAAAAATAATACCATTTTCAGTAGTGTGATCAGTTGCATCGATCAGTTCCCATTGTTTATCAAAATCTACATATCTGTAAATTTTTGGATAATTTTCAAGATCTGAAGTGTTAATCCAGATGTCACCTTCGGCTAATACACTACCGTCGGATTGTAACTTCGGTTTAGTTGGAGTAATAAATGGACCTGTTGAATTTACAGGAATATCACCGTATACGTAATTACGGAATGCTACCCATTTAGTTCCGTCATTAACCATAAGATCAACTTCTTCAACTTTAGAATCATACCACAATTGGCCTTCTGCAGGACCTGCAGTAGGTTCCGAATCCGACGGTGTAATAAATGACGATGTTTTATCAGTTGTAAATTCAGTCCAGAAAGAACCCAAATATCTGTAATATGTTGTAGGAGTTCCACTTACTAATACAGATTCAGTACCAGCTGGGTGATCGTAGAAGTTAGCAGTAGGATTAGCACCTGTTGTACTAAACAATTTAGTAACAATACCATTAGCCGGTTGTGATAATTCAATTTCACCACCTGTAGCATGAACGATAGCAAGTTTAGTTGTACCTACAGCAACCGCATGAACATTAGTGGTATCAGGAGTGTTGTTAATTGCTTCTAAAATTTTATCAATAATTGTTACAACAGTATCATTAGATGTGATCGCAGGTACAGAAACAGTTCTTGAAACTAAAGTATCTGAGCCAGCTACGCTTTCTTTTAAAATAAAAGATGTTGCGCTGCTTATGAATGTACTTTTTTTAATTTCAGCTGATTCAAGACGTGTAGCAGTTGTAGCACTACGACGGTATAATTTAAAGGTTGCAGCAGTAGTAGCAAGTTCGGCATCATTTGTTTTAGCATAAATTGTATTACCTGCAATGTTTAAACCGCCGCCTGTTGAATCTAAACCGTTTAATGCGCTTGCATTATTTGGATAAACTGAAACAGTTTGTGGTAACCATGTTTTAGCAGCTGAACTATATTTGCTAACAAGTAAATCAATACCTTTGTTAATTGATGTAGTTTTAATCCAAATTGATCCAGTTGGATAATTAGCTGTTCTAGTTTTAAAATCAGGAACTGATGTGTGTTTTGAAATTTGCAATTTAGGTGCATAGTACACTGAACCACTAGAAGTACCAGTATTATCTAAACGGAAACCTAATGAAGATGCAGTAGTTGTTGATGTACCTGCTAAATCAATATCTACCCCTGTTGAATACAAATTAATTTTATTATTAATTAATTGTGCAGTAATTTCAGCATTAATTGTTGAATTATTGTTAATTGCAGCTACTAAACCAGCTAATGAATCCATAGTCGGTGAACCAGTAAATACTTGTCCATTAATATGAAGTTCATCAGCAGCAGATAAATCAGTGCTATCGATTGTTTTTGTACTAGCAACAGTAGGACGACTTGCTTTCCAACTAGCTGAACCAACCTCAACCCATTTTGCAGCTACTGAATTAACACCTGGCTTTTTATACCATAATTTCATAAGGCTTGAAACAGCAACGATTGCATACGAGCCTGAAGCTCCAATACTCGCTTTTGGTTGTGTAACACTGTTAACTACTTCGGTTAATGATGTATCAGTAATTACAGTTGGTACTTTGTTAATGAATGTTTGTCCAGTTGCGGTTGATCTGTTACCTGATGATGGATTTCCGTCCCATTCAAAAATACCCCATTTTGAACTTGAAGTATCTAACCAAAATGAACCATCTTCTGGAATGCCATCTGGAATAACAGGTGTACCGTCTAATTGTGCTAAGTCAACGCTTGCACGCGCAACATACGCACGATTTGAAACACCTAAATAACTGTATGCGGCTTGTAATCCATATTCATTTTGTTCATGAGCATGTTGTGCATTATTACTAGCATCAGTTTTGAAAATAGGTGTGCCAAATGTATCTAATAAATCTTTTTGACCAGTAAGTAAGTAAACTTTACCGTCGTTTTCTGCTAATGTTCCTGGAGCAATTCCTGTTCCAGCATCTGTTAATTTGTTTGAAGCAGAGGCAACAAAAATTAAAGGTATTGTACCAGCGGGTGCCGACGTATATGCACTTTCATCAGTAATCGAAACGCTTACCCCTGGTGAACTAAGTTGAGCCATAATTATAATCTCCATATATACAAGTTCTAACTGTATTTATAGGAAATTGTATTTTTATGGCATTATATATTAACTATTTCAGTTACTTTTGCGTATAATGCATCAAGTGTGCTATTATTTTCTATCGTATAATCAACTTCTAAACTATACCATGCCCACTCGCTTTCATGAATTCCTGACTCTTTTAACATTAAAATATCTTCAATATTACCAGCCAATGCACCGGCAACATGAATATGCCATTCTGGTTCCGGTCCTCGTTTTATACGAATAATTTTGCCGCCGGCATTCTTAATCGCAGTAAATTCATTTGGGAATCTGCAATCACTTATTACTACATCAGTTGTTATGTTTTTTAACTTATATTCTAAACTAGCAATCCAAATATCGTCATGGAAACTTCTTCTGCAAACTTCAGTACCCCAGAGTTGTAAAATTAATCTTGGTGTTAAGTTTGGCATATTTAATTTATCTGCCCACCATTGATCAACTTGTTCGCGCCATTCTCTCGATTCTTTAGTTTTGCCTTCGAGTAATTCTCTGTCCCATCCAAATACTGCAGCAACTGCATCTTTTAATGTACCTGCAAAACTTTCACGCTTAAAACCGTGATATGTTTCTAAATAGTCTGCAACAGTGTCTTTACCTTCACCTATATTTCCTACAATGCCAAAAATCATGTTATTCTCCTAAAAAAAGCATTATACGCTCTTTATAGTCAAATGTCAAATTAACCTATAATAAACGTTAGGCCAGTTCCGCCAGCAACGTAAGTTTTGAGTTCTTTGTCAAGTGCAATAAGTTCTTCTTTACCTGCAGATTTCATATCATTACCATTTAGTGTAATGCCGCCACTCGGGCCTGCAATTGTCGAAAATAGACTACGTGCTTCGCCTAACATAATTTTACAAGTAGCAAGCGTGTAATCACGTAACCATTGTTTAGCATAGATGTCAGTTAACAACACAAAATCAGGACGATAGTTATGCGATTTAATTAAAATCTGTTCGCCTTGTGCAAAAGGACGTTGTAAAATTGTTAATACATGACTAGTAGGCTTCCATTTAAATTCAATGTAACTACCAAACATTTTACCAACTAATTTTTGATAACCTGCAAACAGTTCATACGTTGCAAGTCCGCCCATCATACTACCACTCATCATATATGTGTTAGTATAAGCTAAGTTAAATGGCTCAAATAATGTACCACCTGCACCTATACCAGAACGTGAACCGATTGCACGTCTAAATACACTTTGTACTTCTATAATTTCATCAGGTAATCTGTACTCGTTTTGATCTTGTATTAATTCTAAAAAGCTATAGCTTTCTTCTACAGCATTTGGACTGCGTTGTCTAAATCTAGTTAATGCTCTATCCAATGCAGTTTCGTAATGAATTGGGTCTAAATCTATAGTGATCATGCCATCGCCAAGCATTGCTTTAACGTATTCAAATACTTTATTTCTTTCTATCAATGAGGTTGTTTCGTCAGACATAATAGTTCTCCTACTATATTTATCTTACGATAAATATGATAAAGGAGAAGAACGTTGCCCAGATTAAGTTTATATACCCCAGAAAAAGGAAATAATTATAGATTCATTGATCGTCAAATATCATTGATGTTCCAAGTTGGCTGTACAGATGTGCATGTTCATAAATATGCAGGACCAAAAAATCCACTAGAAGGAACTGCTGATCAACCGATATATGATGTAATTAAAGAAACAAATATTCAAGATTTATTATTTTTAGAAAATCGTGATCGTAAATATGAAGAAGAAATATACCGTGTTCGCGGGCATTATCAACTTCAAAACCTTAATTTTAATCTAAGCCAATTTGGTTTGTTTATTGATAACGACACTGTATTCATGACTGTACATATTAATGATATGATTACTACATTAGGTCGTAAACCGATTGCAGGTGATGTTATGGAATTACCTCATTTAAAAGATGATTTTGCATTAAATGATTTAGATCTAAGTATGCCGCGCTTTTTTGTTGTTGAAGAAGTAGATCGTCCTAGTGAAGGTTACAGTGCTACTTGGTATCCACATTTGTATAGGTTAAAACTTAAAAAACTTACAGACAGTCAGCAATATTCTGACATACTTGACAAACCTGCCGGAGAAGATACATCATATGCGTTACGTGAATTATTAAGCACACGTACTAAAGAACTTGAAATTACTGATGCAATCGTAAGACAAGCTGAATTAGATGCGCCAATGAGCGGTTTTGAAACTAGACAATTTTATACGTTAGCAATTGATGAAATAACCGGTGATAAGATTTTAATGACAGTAGATTCTGATAGCATCGATACAAGTTATAGTAGTCAAACAATTAACGGTTTGTCAAATATTAATGTTAGTAGTGTTAACGCAGTACCATTAAGAACAGGATATACAGGTTATTTGTTTGGTGACGGATATCCACCAAATGGCTATGTGTTTGGTACAGGAATTCGTTTTCCGCAAAATGCAGCAGAGAATGATTTTTATTTAAGAATTGATTTCTTACCAAATAGGTTATTTAAATTTAACGGACACCGATGGTTAAAAGTTGAAGATAATGTGCGAATGACTATGACAAATACTGATAATAGACAAACATTAAAAACTGGATTTATTAACAATAGCAAGTTTATGTATACCGAAGAGCTCGCAGTTGATTATGTAAGAGTAGCAGTCGGTGATTACATATTTAATACAGAATTTATATATCCAACAGATGCGTTATACCTTGTTCTTAAGTTCTCGACTACACGATTAGAGTTTGTAATTGCAGATAATCCGACATTATTTGAACCGTATACAGTTGATGGAGTTAATAAAATACGAGTAACATTACCAATAGTAGATGATTCGCAAATCACTATTCCATTTGCTGGAGCATGGCGAGTTATGTTGTTTAACCATCGAGAAGCAGAGCGCCAAGGAATATCAAAAGCACTCAAACCAAAAGCAGATTTGTAAAAATATACTGCAATAAATAATGGAATAGGAGAACACATGCAACATTTTTATGACGGTGCCATAAGACGGTACGTTACTCAAACAATACGAGTTTTTAGTAGTTTTACTGTTAGATATAGCGACGGAACACTACATCGCGTCCCGGCGTCATATGGTGATAGTGATAGACAAGCTGCAACGATTGTTAGACAAAATTCAGAAAACACACTAAAGTCTAT